TAAGGCGTTAGGGGGGTGAATTGACTTGTATTTTTTAGGCGTGAGACTTTGTAGTTATTTGTTATAGAAAACTATACTTTAATTAAGAAGTGGTTAGAATAGTATGTATGAAACAACAAGAATGTATAACATTAGAAAAACTCCAAGACACTTTATTAAAAATTGGAATAGACGAAGAAACCGACGAATCAAACAATGAGGATGAATTACAAGAGGTTCAATATCAAATGAGCCAACACTTTATGTCTTGTAAACATCCAGACTGTATAACATCATTTCATGCTAGAGTTGAAGTGGGTATCCAGACAACCGACGGAGTTTACTTGAAATGAATCAAGCAAAAAGAAAAGCAATAATCCGCATAATTAAGATATGCGACAAATACGACATAACACCTAATGACATTGACCGTGGTATGATAGGTGAATAGAGTAGATATGACAACAAAACAACAGATAATTAAATATATGAACGAGGCAAGATCAACTCCAAGAATGACAAATATGGTCAAATTCATTAATGAAAAATCTACTGCAACAGCAAAGGTTAACACAAAATCACATTTCCATGTAGGACATACACACTCAAGTGGTGTAAGAATTGGAAGTGGTCATTCCACAATACACCATGTTGTAACTGTGACTGATTCAAATGGAATGGTTATGATTGATGAAGAAATTACACCAAAAGATTTTGCAGTTTGGGTATATGAGAATATTATGAATAGAAAACATTGGAGATTTAGTGGTTCAACAATGACTAAAGGCGATACGTCAATGACATTTGCAGAATGGGATACACAAGAAATCGAGAATGAAAAGAACGATACCACAAATTAATAATTAATTCCATTTTCTTCTTATTAGTCATGGTCAGGAACAAAAAATGCTAATGACAACAAACAATACTTGGACTAACCTTAATCAAGACGGTAGAAGGCTGGAAAGAATCATCAAACTGTGTGAGACAAACATAACAAAGGCTATGGGGGACAATCCGTCACAGACTGACCATGATCTAGTATTGGCATACATAGACAGATTAGTAAAGGCAACCACGCAAAAGACTCATGTGGTTGATTTGGTATTAGGAATTTCACATCTAAGGAAGGTCGCAGAGAAGCAACTAGATCAACCGAAGGTGATGCTTAAATGAAGAATCCATCATTTCAAGAAGACGTTGAGACACTAAGATCATTACTGCCAACAAACGACAAAGAGATTTCAGTAGATTTCCCACAGTACAGAGGATTATCATTTAGAGAGTTCTGGGAGGCACTACCAAACAAGTTGGAATACTTTGACTATGAGGAAGACATAGCCCATGAGTTAGAGTGTCACAGAAAGATATGGGTAAAAAAGGCAACAGGTCTGGGAGTGACAGAATTCTTTACAAGGTGGATAGCATGGAACTGCCTAAAAGATGACGTATGGAAGGACAGTCAGGTAGACGTATCGGCAATAATTATCACAGGAGCAAACCAAGATTTGACCAACAAGGTCGTAGGCAGGATCAAGAACCTGTTTGACGTAGAGTTTAAGACCAAAGAATCACTTGTAATATTGAACGGCTGCAAGATAGAGGCATTTCCAACCAACCACCTGTCACCTGCAAGAGGACTAAACCCAAAGATTGTACTGCTTGATGAGGCTGATTTCTTTCCTAGCAGATACCAAGACGAGGCACGAACAGTGGCAGAGAGATACATACCAAAGACCAATAGCTATATCGCGATGGTATCAACACCTAACCTGCCAGGTGGACTGTTCCAGCGTATGGAAGACGAGTACGAACTGTTAAGTGAGAAGGACAAAGAGGATTTCTATGTAATGAAACATCTTGACTATACGGTAGGGTTGAACAAGGTATTTAATCCAGAAAATATCAGAGTAGCCAAACTAAGCCCATCATTTGGCAGGGAATACCAGCTCATGTACGGTATGGGATTAGGTGACGTATATGAAAACATTGACAACATTATACAGGAATATGATCTTAACATTATTGGCGGCAGAAGTGGAGTCTATGGTGATCCTGCATTTGGATCATCAAACTTTGGTGTGCTTGGTGCAGAGGTAAGAGATGGCATACTATACATTACAGAGGCTAACGAATTTCCACGACCGTCACCGTCAGCCATGCTTGACGTAATAGAGGATATGGCTCACAGATACAACTCCAACTGCAAGATAGACTCGGCACACCCTGGATTTATTCGTGACCTTGAGGAAAGAGGAATACCTGCACTGCCTATCAACTTTGGATTACAGATAAGGGATCACGAGTCAGCAAACGTTCAAAGCCTAAGAAGCAAGATGGCTATCAATTCAGCACAGATGGTCAAGATGGGAAAGGTAAGAATACACCCCAGCCATACCAAACTAATCTCACAGTTAAGATCAGCACAGTTTGACAAGCGTGGTGGAATCAACAAGGAAGAACTTAACTTTGATATTGGTGACTGTTTCATCATGGCGTGTTGGGATCTAAAGGAGTTTGACTATGGACACTATGACATCATGTCAGACAGGCTGGTAAGACAAGACGACACCGAAAAGCCTAAAAGCAAGGGTGGAATATCATTAAATACAGAGGTAGTTGAATGAGCAATATTATGACCAATGATGAAAAGTTACAGGAGTTTATCGTAAAGGCGACAGGCAAGACCATAGGCAGATGTTCAAAGGTACAACTAGCCACTCTCTTTGCCAATTCATACGCTGAATATGTAAAGGCATACAAGCAAGGAAACGAACAGATTGAACAGGGCTATGTGTTATACAAGGAAAGAGATGATAAAATTATAGAGATAACAGAGGCAATAAAAGACCTGGATACCATACCAACGTCAGTAATTACTACCATTATTGAGGCAAAGCCAAAGGAGAAAAGTGACTAAGGATCATCATGTATGCAAACACTGTTCAGAATTCAGAGGCAAGAGATACTATCGTGAAGGGTGGATACTGACCTATGAATAACAACCCAAAGACACAGGAGGAATTAATGCTATTATATGTAAAGTCAGTACACACATTGTTAGACGCAGTTAAGCAAAAAGAAAAAGATCTAAAGAAAACAAAGGACAATGATCCTAAAACCGTATTTCACTATACGACAAGATTGGTTCAGGATTGGTTCAGAAGCAAGGGTGGCTTACCAATACCCGATTAATTTATTCTATTATATAAAGAATAATTAAGAAATACATTATGAATCCATTATTATTAAATCTGAATATTACTTCCGTTAATAATTGTGGTAGAGTATAATTGGCATACGGTCTTTATCTTATAATGGATCAGCCAAAATGGTTCAGAGGGGATTTTAGCGACACAAACAAACTGACAGGAACAATCTATACTGATACAAAATTTACAAGAAAGGCAAACCTAACAGGATATACGATTACAATCAGACTAACAAAGAATCACAGATGGGGTGACTACTTCAACAAGACAGGATCAATAGTGTCCGCAACAGGTGGCACGTTTTCCTATGCTGTGGCAGAGAATGAGATACCACCGCCAGGATTATACAACGTAAAGATTGAACTTTCCAAGTCAGGAGCAAGGGAATCAACATTAAATAGACAGGAACTAATGGTAGTAGAAGGAGCAACGGCATGATTGACGCAATAGGAAACCCAATTAACTATGACATTCAGGAAAACATTATACAAGAATCCAAAGTGCCACTGGCAAAGATAGTAAGATCAGACTATCAGCGTGAACAGCCAATACAGGTCACCTTTGAACAGCTTATCAAGTATCACGACAGGACACCGCAGTTACAGATAGCAGTATCATCTTATTCGGAACTTATCACAGGAACGGAAATGAGTGTCACCTGCAAGTCAGACAAGGCAACGGAGGTGTTAAACGAATGGATAAGAAACGCAGATTTCTATGACAAGTTTGAAAACATGGTCACAACCTGTCTAATCACTGGAAACTCAATACTTGAGAAACTTGACGAGAATGACATACAGGGCGTTGAGGAAGTGGATATGCAGACCATCATATCCAAGAAAAGAAACGAGTTTGGCGAACTGCAATACTATGAGCATAGAACCAATCATGGTCAGACGGCAAAACTGGGCGAGGGCAAACTTGGCAAATTTATCGAATTCAACTTAACAAATTACAGTAAACAGGCATGGGGAAAATCATTATTCTATTCACTGGCAATTCCTAGAACAATAGGAAACAGAACGACAGCACCGTTGATTGAAATCATGTGGGGTGTTGAAGATGCCATGTCGGCAATCATTCTAAACAACGCATATCCGATTACCACAATTACCTACCCAGGTGCAAGTGATCCATACCTTGAGAAAGAGGCAGTAAGATGGCAAAAGTACAAGCCAGGTGACAAACGTGTACAGAAGATAAAGCCTGAGATAGAGTTCTTTGAGACGGCAGGAAACAGCAAGTACACAGATTACATAGAACACTTGGAAAAGGTATTCGAACTGGGAACGCAATTCCCACACGACATTATGACAGGTGACTTTACCAGCAGAGCAAGTAGTGAGACAACTGACAACATTGTAATGAAAAGGGTTAGAGGCTATCAGAGATATTTGGCTAACAAACTAAAGGTTGAACTGTTTGACAACATACTAATCCAGAACGGATATGATCCAGAGGTTGAGGAATGTAACGTAGCATTTACTTCACAGAACATTATCGAATTGGAGGTTGCACAGATCAAGGATCTTACTACTCAGGGCATTATGACCAAAGGCGAGTCAAGAGAATGGCTAAGATCCAATACTGGAATGGAACTACCTGACGACAAGGAGATCCAAGCCAGTCAAGACGCACAGGCAACGGTAGCCAAGAACGCACAGGACATTAAGCAGGAATATTTTATGCAGGAAAACATGAAGCAAATATCACAGGTAAGAGCAACGCCAAAAGTAACGTGCAAGATGTGCAAGGAAGGACAACACGCACTATGCACCAAACGAAGATGTGAATGTCAATGACGGAATTTGACGACTTGACCAAAAGAATCCTGGACAGGCTGGACACCTTTGAGGACAAGATAGAGAAACTATGTGAACGACTGATGAAGGTGGAGTATGAACTGAACCACCATTTCAAAGACATAGAGGACAAGCAATCAAACAAGGATCGTAAATTCTACATCGTAATAGCAGGTATGGGAATTCTTTTTACTATGATTCAAGTGTTACAGAACATTATTTAATATGATTTAAATAGGGATTAAATAGCATTATAACATAGCCGTCAGGGAATCAACTTGAGTTGTGTTTCTAGATAACCTGAAAAAGTTATCCCTCTTAGGCTACCAACCAAGACGTATTGCGTGAGCATACCACAGGTCTTGTTACCTGTCATTGAGGTTGGTATTTTCAATCAACTATTGTTGACCTTATTAATTTATATTGAAGTAGTTTGGTAATAAAGGTATGAATAAAGAAATAACAAGAGAAGATTTCTCTCCTAACCGTAATGTAAGAATATGCAATCAAGGTTGTAGAAGAAAAGCAAACTTTGGTGTAGGATATGGTGGAACATATTATGAGTCAAGATGTCAATATCATATAAGAGATCCAGAAATAGGTGAG